GGCCGCGAATACCGGCGCGGTCCCTACACCGTGCCATGCCGCGTTCGCGTGCGCAGCGTCTCCGGCGAGGCCACGTATGGCGGCTCCACAGAGCCCGTTCCGGTGATGGCCACGACGGGTCCGGGTGGGGGGGTTAGGTTGTCGGTTGGCGAGATTGACCCGCTGGCGCAGAACGGACTGGATACCGCCCCGCAGGGGTGCGGCACGGTCCTGCTGGACTGGGCCGACGTGGCGCTCGGCACGCCGTCGAGCGGATGGACTGTCGAGAAAGATTATTCTCGGACCTACGCCGGCCGTCCCTCGCTGCGCATCACCGCGACAGCTGAGGCGGGCACGTCGCTGATTTACACCGTGACCTGCCCGGCGACGTTCTTCGGCGGCGCGAAAAGGCTGGCATTCGCGGTCGACCCCGGCGACTCCGCGATTACGGGCGACACGACGAAAAAGGTGGCGGTATGGTTGCGGTTCGCGGACACGACGACGCACCGAATTGCTATGTACGTGCAGCCCTCTCATGCGATCGGAGAGTGGTTCGACTCCGGGGCGCTCTACCGTGGGGATGGCGAGGCCGGCAAGCCCGCAGATCACATCAGCGGCACGTCGAACTGGGCAAAACTGCTGACCGAGGACATCGTTTCGGTGCAGATCGTCGTGACAAAAGGCGCTGGGGTGGCGATCGACCGTCCGATATTTTTTGGCCCGATCGTCGCGGACCCGGTGCGCTCGGAGACGCCGATCCTGTCTTTATTTTTCGACGGCCCGTACTCGGGGATGCACAAGTATGCGCGCCCGATCATGCAGGCATACGGCCTGCGCAGCAGCATGGCGCTGGTCTTATCCCGCCTGCTCTCGTCATATGTCGGGCTAATGACCGAGGCGCAGATCCATCAGATGTACGATCTCGGTCACGAGGTAATTTACCACTCTGGAGCGGGCGCAGAGGGGGGGTGGGACAACACGACGAAATACCCGGATGGCTCGGAGTACGCGATTCTCCGGGCAGAGATCGAGGGTTTCTGGACGTGGCTGCGCGAGACGCGAATGGACCGTGGCGTAGGCTATGGGGTGGTCGGTTTCACGAATGGCCTCGTGAACACACAGCCCTACGCCCGCCGCCTGAACATCTCAAACGCGCTCCGTGACGCCGGGTTTTTGGCGATCCGCCAACTGGACGGGTATCGCGGCTCGTACTACGGGACAGGTGGAGAGCGTCAGACGGTCATTACGGGGAGTCAACTGGTCACGTCGGCGCAGACGACCGCCGACGTAACGACGATCCTCGATCGGCTGGAGGAGCGCGGAGGATGGACCGGACTGACGTTCCACGATCTCGTGCTGACCGGGGCGACGAGCAACGCCATCAACGTCGCGACGTTCGAGGCAATCGCGCTGGACATCGCTACCCGCGTTCGCGCCGGCAAGCTGCGCGTCCTGCCGTTCTCGGACGCGATGCGCGCAATTCGCGCCGGTGCTGTGCCGGTCTGAATCTAATCCCCCTCGCGCGGGGCGCATAGCGCAGAGGTGAGCCGATGACAAAATCGCAGCTTTTGGCAGTCGGATCGACCGACGGGTTATGCGCCGAGGGGTATTGGTGCGTGGCCTGCGGGCGATTTCTGCCTGCCGATGAGTGCGGAGTGATTGTGCACGACGGCGTGCCGCACCCGGAAAACATGACTTTCGATGACGAGGAAAGGCCGCAATGAGCGAGAACGGGATTACCCACTACTGCCTCCTGTCCGGGCGCCCGTGGTATGTGGGCGCATAACTCTATGTTATCCGGCACTTCTGCCGGATAACACCGCCCCTCGCGCGCCCATCAACCCGAAGGGCGCGCATAATGGAATCACATGGCAATCCAGATTCGCGTAAACGGGATTGACGCAGCAAAGGGTCAGTTACGGTCCCTGCCCGAGGCGATCGAGGCGTCGGTCATCCGCCAGATGGCGCAAATCGCGTATGACAGCGCCGAGCGCGGCGCAGATGCACACACGAAAACGGGCGCCATGCGGCAGTCGCTGTTCGCGCGCGCAATCCCCAAGGGGCGCGAGGTGGGCCACGATCTGCAGCGCGCGCCTCACGCGCTATTCGTTCAGTTCGGCACAAGGCCGCACGTCATCACGCCAAGCAAAAAGAAAGCTCTTCGATGGCCAGCCGGCGGCGCGTTCGCATTCGCAAAGCGCGTGAATCACCCCGGCTACCGCGGCGACGCATACCTCGCGCGCGCCGCGGATGATGCCGTCCGACAATTCGCCGCGATCGTCGACCGCGCGCTCAAGGGGTCCGCATAATGGCACTCACCCTGACATACGATGACGCATACCTGAAGGACCGCATCACCGACCCCCTCGAGGCTCGCGCGGCACAGGAAGTCGACGACATGCGCATCGGCGCGATCGCCGACAACGTGCGCGAGCGGCTCGTGATCCTGCGCGCCTACATCATCGTCTGCCTCGAGCACCAGGCCAACCCGGATGACCTCTACGCGGCCAAGCTGAAGAACTACCGCGCAGAGTTCGACGCCGGCCTGGCGCGCGCTCGCGCATCCGTGCCCGATGCCGCCGGCTCGTCGTTCGTGTTCTCGGTCCCGCTGGAGCGCGCGTGATGATGGCCGCCCTTGAGGCCGTGCGCACTGCGCTGGCCGCGCTCCCCGGCGTGACGACGTGCAAGATCGGCATGGAGGACAGTATCAGCCCTGCCGATTACCCGCTGATCCGCATCGTCCCGGGGCGCATCACGCCGGGCAGGCCGTACAGCAATCGCGAGGTCGAGATCTCGCTGTACTTCGGCGCCCCGATCGCGAACAGCGCCGGCCTCGAAGCGGTCTATGCTGCGCTGTTCGCGCTGGAGGCAGACATCATCGCCGCTGTGCGCGTCATGGGCGGGCGCTACCTCGAGACGATCACGGATGAGGACCGGCTGCCCATGTACAAGCTGATGGTCGTCCGCGCGCAGATCACCGCAGAGAACCCGACAGCTTGATGCGGTAGAGCGGGTCCGTGTTCGTGTTGTAGACCGCCAGCGGATCTTCGCCGGCAAGCACCCGTTCGAGCTTGGCGCGGCTCCCCGCGATCCGGGCCGCGGTGCGCAGATCAGGCGCACGACGGAATACCGCTTGCGCCGCGTCAGGGCGCTCAAGCCCCTTTCGGCCGAACAGGTCAAGCCGCGGCGCCAGGATGCAGCGGCAATTGTGCGTGACAATGCCATTGGCTGTATAATGACCTTGTTCTGTTTCTAGGTTATAGACATGGCCACTCCACGCATTGCGCTCGATGTTGACTACCTTGTCCGCGAATACAGGTCCGGTCGATCCGTTTTGGATTTGTCGCGCCAGCTCGGCGTCAGCAGAAACGTCATTGACCGGCGACTGATCGGCGCCGGAGAGCAGCTCCGAACGATGAGCGAGGCCAACAGCGTCAGAATGTCCAAGCTCTCGGCTGTTGAGCGAGCCGCGCTCGCCGCCAATGCGCACGACGCCATCAGAGGAACCAAGCGGAGCTTCGAGTCGAAGGTCAAGAACGCTATTGCCAAGATGGCCAGCGGCGCCGGCATGAGCGAAATTGAGGCGATGGTCTCGTCCGATCTCAAGTCCTGCTGTATCGACACGATCCCACAGCTTGCGATCGGCCCCTATAACTGCGACCTCGCTGCCTTCCCCGTCGCCGTGGAAGTCTTCGGCGGAAATTGGCACTTCTCTGGCCGTCACCTTGCGCGAACTGAAGAACGCATCCGCTATCTCGGCGATGCGGGGTGGCACGTGCTGATGCTCGTCGTGTGCGAAGGAAAGCCCCGGTACACATACGGACTCGACACGGGAAATTACCTCGTCTCCTACATTAAGGAGGCCCGCTCCAACCCATCCGCACCGCGTGAGTATCGGGTGATTGACTGTCGCGGAAATACGCTTTCCGCTGGCCGTTGTGACGACGACCACATCTCCATCAAACCAGCGTTTGCTAACTCCAGAAATACTGCCAGCGGACGATATGAACGCATCCCCGGTTAGGCAGTGAGGATGCGCCCCCGGAACTGGCGCCTGACCTACCGGATAGACGCCCGGCCCCATGCCCCACCGATCGACGCTCGACAGGTAGTCGCAGATATCCACCTCGGGATGCGTCGCGCTCATGCGCCACTGTACCCACTGCACATCGGGGTCATCCATTAGCTCGAGCGCCCTTGCCTCGGCGTAGG